TATCTCCTATATATACAGGATATGACTCTTGATTATCATATACATTAGAAGCAAATAATGCATAAGTTGTATTAAATTGTGTTGAATAAACTGGTATATTAGAACGTTTATTTCCTTCTTGTACATCTCCAGCTGTAGAAGAATCTTCGTTAAACCAAGCATAAGCTGCAAATCCACCATATCCATTTGAAATAGCACTAGTATTGTCATTTAATATTCCATGTAAACCAGCTCTATCATCTGGAGTACCACCATCTATTGTTTGACCAGATACATCATTCGGATATGTTAAACTAGGATTTAATACAATTTCTGTTTGTGCTAATGTTTGTTTAGTTAAAAATGTAGAAGAATTATCTTTAACATCGTAAGCATATCCATCAGTTGCTAATAACAATGGTGCTATATATGTATCTGCAGAAAAATAACTATTGTATGCTTTTGCTATTTCATCATCACTATCGCTAATACCATCCCCAGAAGCTAGACTTCCATCAGTATTTCCTAAATTATATGTTTTGTTTATATATCCATACCATTTAGGAGTATTGTTTGTTGCTGTTGTAGACGTAGCAGACAATCTAATTTGTCCATCTACAACAAAACTATCAATAGGTGATGCAGTAGAGCCATAACTAAACTGAGCAAGGTCTTCATCTCCAGTTAAATTATAAAAATCTACATTCTTTGCATTAGCATCATTAATAAGCAATAATTCGTTTGCAGCTATTGTCCCAGCATTATCTATATCTCTATCTAATGTTAAATAAGAAATACCATTACCTTTATTAAATACAGAATGTGCTTCTTGATAGTTGTTAGAACCTTTATAAACAACAACAGAACCTAATGTTTTTAATTTACCAGGTACTTCATTGTCTAAACCATTTAATATTTGAAACTGATTGTCTGCTATATCTCTTGGATTAGTGTTGTTGTTTAGTCCTCCACTAAAATTATTTACGTTTATTGCTTTTTTTGGCATTGTTCGTTCTCTTTTTATTTAAATCTCTTTGTTTTCTAGTATCATTCAAAGAAGTTCCTGCCCAGGGTTTGCCAATAGAATTACTTGTTATTGGTTTTTCCATCTATTATCTCTCCCCAAACAGTAGTTTTACCATCTATAATTTCAACTACTTCTACTTTAAACTCTCCATTATCAAACCAATCAACAATGGCAAAAGCATGACCCCAATTATGCAATCTACCTTTTAACCATTTATTGTTTTTATGGTCCATCTTTTTTAGACAACCCATTGCCCAAGCACCAATGTTTCCATTTAACTTGGTCAATGTGTGTCTTTGTATATCGTGAGTATGTCCATACATTACATTCTCACCATATGTTTCCAAGTGTTTTTTTGCATGGTATGTTGTTGCAAAAGCACCATGGAAGAACGCTAACTTACCTATCTCTATAGGGAGGTTGTGTTCTTTGTATTTGTATCCTCTTTCTTTGATTCTACATTTTTTTTCAAAAGTGTAATCGTTAAGATAAGGATACTTATTAGCAAAATTATCCAGCCAGAGGTCGTGGTTACCTTGGAGTAAATACTTTTCTTTACATCCCACTTCTTTAAGCACTTCATCCCACTCATCTAATCCTTCATTTACTAATCTTATATCTTCTTCTACTATTGGAAGTTGAAACTCTAAAGGTGGTAACTTCTTGTCTTTATATCGCCAAGCTGATACAGACTCCCACTCTCCAACATCCCCAAGGTTTACAAACACCGTTGGTTTTATTTTAAGTACTGCTTGTTTAACACATTCTATTGCAGCTCTATCCTCTAATGGATAATGCTGGTCTGGTATTACAATACCACGTTTTTTAAGTTTCAATGAAACCTCCTATTTTTTATCTAGAGCTTTTTTAACTTCAGCCCATAGTTTATCATCTAACTTGTTTGATGATTTAGATACTAAAAAATCACCAAGGTGTAAGATAATAGCTTTTAGTAATTTCTCTGTTCCTAAACTAGTTAGTAACTTTCCTACTATTGGTCCCATTATTTGTCCTCACAATCTTCTTTGCAAGCGTCTAGGCCTTTCATATATCCCTGATGCTCTACAATCATTTGTTTAACTTCTGCTAATCTTTCGTTAGCACCTTGCATCTCCTGTACAAGAGTGTTATGCTGCTCAACTAATGATTCCATTTTAGTCTCAGCTTCTTGTCTTAGGTCTACGTTTTTTTCTTTTGCCATTTTACAGGTCTCCTATTATGTTATTGATTATTTCTTTTTTATTTTTTTAATTTTACCGTTATGCGTTCTAGCAAATTTATGCGTCTTGGTTTCTCTTATTAAAGTACCTTTATAACGTTTGCCTCCCCATAACCAACTAACTGTTTTAGCCATACTATTTTTTCTTTCTTTTGTTAGTTTTCTTTTTACCTTTTTTAGGTGGTCTACCTCTTTTTGTACCGTATGTTCCTTTACCCATTGGCATAGTTTCCTCCTACCATTTTACTTTGTTAGCCCAATATGCTGCAGACATTTTGCCTTTAGCTATATTCTTAGCGTGTCTTGCTTTGAAACTTTTTCTTCTAGCGTTAGACCTTGCATCTTTCTTTTTTCCTGCTGTACTAACACCTTGTTGTCCAAATCTAATTGTTTTTATTTTATCTCCTACTTTAGCTACTACAATATGAGACTTTGTTTTATGACCAGGTGTACGTTTAGGTTTATTAAATCCTGATACACCAGCTCTAGCTAGTCTTGAATCTTTTTTTCTACTCATTACCCTTGTCCTCTACTACGTTTTTTATAATATTTTTTACTAGTTTTAGTTCCGTACTTGGTATTATTAGACATTCCTTGACGTGTTTTCTTCTTTCCATTGCTTTTTCTTGTAGCATTATTTCCGAATACTTTACGCATGATGCCTAATATACAACTTACTTAATCTCTTTCCTAATACTTTCTAAAATACTTTTTTCGTCTAATTTCATAGATACGCCTGCTTCAAATCTTTTTACTTCCGTACCATTCTTAAATATAATAATAGTAGGAACTACTTTTACTTTCCATTCTTTTTGAATGACAGCACCTATTTGCCTATTTGATAAATCAACTTCAGCAATATAACAGTCTTTTAATTTTTCAATAGCTAATCTGTTTTTATAGTTCCAACTAGCATTTACTTGTACTACTGCACAATTTTCTAGTTTTACTAATTGTATTTTTTCAAAACTATCTAAATTAACTGACTGTGTGTATAATGGCGATTGAAATAGTAATAATCCCAATAGCCATGCAATACCATAATAATAATTCATTTCTATACCTCATTATTTGTTATTCATATCTATTAATGTCTCAGTAATAGCTCTAGTATCTGTTTTTATATCGTCTACTTTTTCTTCAAGTTTTTCAACTTTACTTTCAGTATTGACAATACTATCACGAATCATCTGGTCTTTTAAATCATATTCCATACGTGACACTTCTGGTTCTGGTAATAATTTAGCTTCTTCAATATCTCCTTGAAGAGTAAACCACATACCAACAATCATACCAATAGATACAACTACACTTATAGCAGTTTCTATACTAAGACTAAATTTAGTATCTTTATTTACTTCCATTGTTATCTCCTATAATAAACCTAATAAAATTGCTACTACTACTCCAATGCCAGTAATACGTGCAATGTTTTGTTCATTTGTACGTACTCTACCATTTTGCTCTTTAACTAATTGTTTTATCTCTTTAATATCATGATAAATATCAATTACTTGAGCTTCTATAACAGCAACTCTTTCAGCCATTTGTTCTCTGTATTCACTAACTTTCATTTATTTCACTATGTATTAATACGTTACCTGCGTAAAAATTATTGTTTTTTGTTAATATTGTATATGTTTCTGTTTCTTTTGAACTTAATAAAAATGATTCTACCTTTCTTATTTTGTCCATAAATCTTATTTCATCACCTTTTTTTATTTCTTCAGCATCTAACCCATATAATTCTTTTGCTTTTACGGGGTCTAAACAAACCATAGTTCCATCTGATTTATATATAGGATGGTCTCTAGTAATAGACAACCCTCTATTTAACGTTGATGTATTTCCATGTGTGTATATTATATCTTCCATATCTTCAAAATAATAAACAATTAAATCGCTATGCATTGGTTTTTCTATTTGCAATATTTC